CTACTACCCAATTCTTTTGCTGTCTCTTTAACTCTATCAAAAGGACTATCTGTCATTTTGCTTTTGCGTATTAACTCATAAGTATCAGTATTGCCACTATCAATATCAAGACCTACATAAGCCATACGTTTTAACTTATCAGTATTAATTGTTAGTATCTTGTGAAGTTTTGTGCCGTTTGTATTCATTGCGGCAACATAACCCTTATCAATCACATCTTCTAGTAAATCTTCATAGCCAGGAAGTAATGTAGGTTCACCGCCACCGCTAAAGATTACGTTACTTAATGTGCCTATGACATTGCTATCGTGTTGTCGCCAAGTATATAGCCTGTCAATTAGTTTACTATATTGATCTACAGACTGGTACACCGGCAAGTCATTTCTGAATTGCTCAGTGTTACAGTAATAGCAGGCCTGATTACAGATATTAGTAGTGTCTAAATCTATCTGCCAAGGTAGTATTTTACCAGGTATATTACCTTGGATCCAGCGTGAAATTAATTGATATTGATCCATCAGTCACATTTATCCAATTGTGATATCTTCCATACCGGCTGTACGCAATCTTACGATGTGACCCATCTGCCATTGTTTGGCTTCAAGTCCCTTCATAATGCCCAACCATTTGTTTCTTAGTAATGCTACTTCATTGATAAGCGTTTCAAAGTCAACTACCTCATCTTCACCATCAACATACTTTTCAGCATCACGGCTTGTCAATACTCTATTGTATGCTTCTAAATATTTTTGAAAATGTTTGCGGCGAATTTGCCGTAATTTAATATTGAGATAGTTCAATACTGCTTCTATCTCTTGTAGTTGATTGAAACGATGTTCGGTAACTCCGGGAATAGCGGCAATGTTCTTTTCAACATTACCGTATACCTTTACTTCACTTTTTGCAGATAATAATTCATTCTCAAAATGAGAGATGAAATCAGGTATCACATTTAAATTTTGTGATACCCTTGTGTACCAATTTGACATTTAATCCCATTCTTCGTGGTCTTCGTCTTCATCATATTCTTCATACTCTTCGGCATCGTGTTGGTCAGTATAACCTTTTAATGCTTTAAGTACCTCTTTGTCATTCTTAAAAGAATCTTTAATATCACTTGCTTCGTAATTATTATCAATCAACAGATTAATCAAAGTATCGGCAGCATCACTACGGTCATTGAAATCAATATGTGTTCGTAATGCATCCCATACTTCAGTAACAAAATTTAAACTCATTCTGTACCCTCCTCCTCAGGTGTTACAGTACTTATCTTTGTTGTTGATTTTTGTGCATACTCTGCCATTACTTTATCCAAACATCCACTGTCGTTAGCTTCCCACTTTTTGCGGAACTGTTTAATGATTTCACCATCAAGTGTTGTATAAACTAAACTGTTGCCTTCCTTCTTAACAAGTTCGGCCTTCTCAATCATATCTAATAATCCTGAGTAAGGGCTCATACCTGTTTCATAAGGAATCTTAACTTGTACAGATTCAAATGGTTTCGCATAGCGAGTTTTCATAATCTTACAGGCTGCACGAATACCTCGCACATCACTAATCTTATTACCATCTTCATCTTCTTTGAGTTTTAATTTCTTCATAGCAACTACAATAGAGCTTGCATAAACGAAACCTTGACCGCCTGAGATTTTATCATCTGGATCAAACATATCTTGTGAAGCATATGTGTGATTAGTAGCTACCAAACCAATACCCAATGAACCAAACATATTAACACAGTTACGAACAAGTGCTGTCAGTGCTTTAGGCTTACGACCCATATCACCTTTCATATCACCTGCTTCAAACTGATTAACATCAGTAGGAGTTAATAACATACCCAATGAATCAACCACAAACAATACCTTAGGACGATCCGTTTCCGGTAGTGCTTTGTAATCTTTAACGAACATAGAAATAGTTTTTCCTACTTCGTCAATCATTGCCATATTTAGTTTTAATAGTTTATTTTCTTCTGTAGATACACCAAGTGCGTGTAACCAAGCTTCGTCAAGGGCATTTTCTGAGTCAATTAAGACTACAAAGATTCCTTGTTGTTGTGCGTGTCTGACGAGGTTTCCTGAGCAGATGAATGATTTTCCGGCGCCTGACTCTCCGGCAAAGACAGTAACTTTACCAAGAGGTACGCCTTTATTAAAATCACCGCTAATGAGGTAGTTGAGAGCATAATTTCCTGTCGAGATCCAATCAGTGGGATCGTTAAATCCTATTGATAGACCTTCAATACTTTTTGTAATATCCTTACGGAATTTACTTACGTCAAAGGGTTTTGCCATTTTAATTATCCACTTCCATAGCAAGTGCTTCTTTGATTACTGCAAAGAGTTCTTCACTAGTAGTGCAAAGAATCTTGCAGTTTTTCCAATCACTTTCACTATCACGACCACCGACTTCAATCATAAAGCCGTTATCATAACGATTGATAGTAAATGATTCATTTACTTTTGTAAGTTTTTCTAGGTATTTCATATCATTCCTTATTGTTTGTGTATGCCGTTAGTATATACACTAATCGGTTGTTTGTCAAGGTATTCTGGACAGTTATCCGCAATACGTTCTAGTTCATTATCATTTGGAAAATGTCGTAATGCGGTCCTTGCTTTATCTCTTATTAGACTTGGCACTCTGGGTGTCTTGCCTGGATCACATAATTCTTCCAATAGTTTTTTACCCTGCTTTAGGGCACGGTATCGTTCGTCTGGTAGTGTCATCTAGTTCTCCTTAGGAAGGGGCCGTAGCCCCTAGTACCTATTAAGACTTGTTTTGTCTAGCACGAATCATTGCTAGAATGTCTTGTGCTTTGTCACTTGATGTGCCAGATGCCGGTACACTAACTGGTGCAGTTGTTGTTGCGGGTTCATCTTCCCATGGTGCTGAAGTTTCTGCTACGGGTGCAGTTGCGGGTGCTCTAGTTTCAGTAGTAGCTGTTTGTTTATCCGCGGTCGCTCCTGCAGGTGCTTCTAGTCCCCAAGGACGATAGTAACTACCCCAACGCTCATTGTCAAAAGGTTGACCATCTACTGATGCTTCAAACATTTCTTTAATGATGCGTAACTCTGCTTCATTGGGCTTCTTAGGTAAGAAGTCTGTTAAGTTGAACAAACCATGTGCTTCAATTGCGGCTTGTTCTGACTCATTCAATGGTGATTCTTTACGTGCCCAATTACTAGTTGAGTAATCTGCATAACCACCTTTACTTGTTTTCTTAATGTTGAAGTCAACACCGTGCAAGTAATCTGTTGGCAATTCTTCCATTTCAGGATCCATCAAACTAGATTTAATCACATTGAAAATTTGTGAACTGATAACAAATCTGCGAATCGGGTTTGCAGGAACTTTGTCATCACCTAGTGGGTTCTGACGTACAAAACCCTGAAAGATGTAACTGCGTTTCTTCCAATACTTGTTTGCCATTTCTTTCAATGTTTCGTCTTTATACCAAGGACGAACTTCTGCCAAGATAGGGCAAGTCTCGCCTGTACCGTACATTTCAATACAAGGTACTTGAACGATTGTTTGCTTAATGTTAGGATCACCCTTGACACCATTGAACGGCAACTTAATTAGTTGACGCTCTACCCAGAAAAATGTATTGCTACTATTTGCGTCAGGCAAGAAACGAACTGTTGCGGTCGTGCCTTCGTCAATGTTCCAATGGGGGTAGATAGAGTTATCTGATTGGGTATTAGAACCCTTGTTGTTTGTTTTGTTGTCTTGTGCCGCGATACGAGCACGAATGTCTGCTAATGATGCCATGATAATATTTCCTTATAAAATTGAGATGGTCTCGTTTTTTAATATTCGCTACTTCCCTATGAAGTAACTAACATTAGAGATAGTATAGCAGTACTATCTCTGAATGTCAATAGTATTTATCCCGTTTGTGGGTAAACACATTTTTTTCTACGGTTTTTTACCCTTTTATATAGGCTAGTCCGATTATGTTATCCAACATACGTGAGTATGTTTTGTCTAAACTTTCTTTAAACAACTCATCCTGATGTGATATTTCAACTGGTTGACTAAACAATGTCATTTTAACTAATTCTAAATAAGCATCCATTTTAGGTTTTGTTAATACAGGATCATTACCATCAAAAATCTTTTTTAAGAACCAAGCTTCATCCTGTATGTCATATGAAATTTGTCCATCACCGTATGTAGGACTTTTTCTTGATAGTTCATTTCTAAATCTACTCTTAAACATATTAATTAAGATATGTAGGTGATCTCTCATCCATTCGTTGAATTCAGGATCACCCCAATCTTTGTATACTTTAGGAGGAGCCTTATCACCCGGATACTCATCTAGTTGTGTAGATTCAGCTAGGTCGTCAAAATTCCCACCTCTAGCCAAGTTTTCTAGTTCACCACTTCTATCCCTATATTTACGTGACGAAGTGGATGCTTTATTCAATGCTTTTCGTGCTAGTTCATCTGCATCAACGTGTGGTTCAATATCTGTACGAGTAGATGGTGTTGCTGGTTTTTTGATTGTCTTAGATGCAGTTGGTTTTATTGATTTTTTGATTGATAGAGGTGCAGATGTGTCTGTATTGGGTAGTTCAGGCAGTGTAGGTATCGCATTCGGATCTACATCAGCCGTAGTATCATTGTATATTTGCTTAATAACATTTAATATGTTACGAGCCTCTTCAGCATCATTTTTTATTTCTGATGTTGTAGTAGACATTTCTTTTTCAAAGTTATCAATTGTGTGTTGATATCCAGCAACAATGTCAGCATACTTTTTAAGCGCACTTGCGTTTTTGTCAAATTGACTTGTATTCCTTGCCAGACTCTTTTTAAATCTACGTTCTTTTGCTTCTAAATCATTTTGTGTCTGCGCTAGCTTCTTTTCCAATTGATTGTATTGTTCAGTACCTATAGATTGTTTTTCTTGAACACTGGCTATTAATGCTTGTAATTTGTTAACGTCTTTATCTTCAGCGGCAGGATTATTAACTAACTCTTTAATTTGTGCTTCTAAATTTTTAAACTTCTCTGGATCCATACCAGGTTTAGATTTTAATAGTTTTAAATCTTGTTGTAGTTTTTCTAACTCATCAGCACTTATTTTTGCTTTTTCTTGCCTATCTGCACTACCAGTAGTTAATGTACCACTTAGTTGTTTTAATCTTTCAACTTCACGGTCAGTCTCTTGTGCCTGTTCTTCATAATCTTGTAACTCTTGCCCAATAGACTTAATAGCATTCTGTTGAGTATTGATTAAGTTATTTTGTGCGGCATCAGTTTTTTGTTGTTGCACAGCCTTATCAGCTATGTATAAAGATAGTGCTTGCTGACTATCATAGCCAGGAAACCTCAACTTAGCCCGTTGCATTAAATCGTTATCTAACGATAATGCAGGAGTGTTTGGTGCTTCTCTTAACAATGACGATATTTTCATATTACTTTTTTAATAAACGTCTAATAGTATCTAGGTCTTCTTGACCTTCTGATACAGGTTTTTCTTTATCGCTGTATTCAGCACGAATGTTTTGCATTGTTTTCTCACTAGCGTGTTTTTGTCCAGCGGCACGTAGTTTTTCCATACCTTTTTTACCGTACTTCTTAATGCCAAAAGAGGCTTGTAGTGCGCTTTCTTCAATATCATCTTCAACGATATCTGAATCATCATTTGGTTTAGCCATGCTAGGTTTACCGTGTTGTGATCCTGCAGGAGCACCTACATCTTTCTGTATCTTTTTCAATAGTTCTTCATCACTACCATGACCTAATTTATCTAATACTTTACCACCAACTTTTTTAACTGCATCTTTAACTTTATCAAACATACCCTCATCTGTACTCATTAAATCTGATTCTTGTAAACCGTTTTGTTTTAATATGTTAGTAATCTTAAAATATATATTTTTTACTTGGCTTCGTATCTCTGGGCTCATACCATCCGGAGTAGCATACATCATTACTTTTTCTAACATCGCTAATTGATTTTTAAGTTCTTGTGCATCATCATATGATACTTTTAAATCAGGTACTCGCTTGATATCATAACCAAATACTCTAGCCTCATCCATATCTTCTTCTTTAAAGATACCTAAATCTTTTCCACCCTTCATAAAGTTGCCGCCTGGGTCACTAGGATTACTTCTTGCTAATTCTTTTGCTTTAACATCAAACTCAGGCTTCTTACCAGTTGGTGTTACACCTGCATCTTTTTGTAGTTTTCTAATTAGGTCTTCTTCATTGCCGCCGCCCAATTTATCAAATACTTTACTTCCAGCTTTTTTAACGGTGTCCAATATACCTTCATCCATACTACCCAATGAACGCTCTACTTGTTTTACCCAACCGCTCACATCACTTGAACCAATTTCTTCAACGTCACCTACAAAATCTGCAACATCGGCAATAGCAGCCAATACTTTATCAGGACCGTGCTTTAATAATTCAGGATGTTGACGTATGATACGGCGAGTTATTGCACTTACTACTGGATCGTCAATATCATCTTCCGATTCTTCCAAATCAAATGCTTTTAAATTCTTAGCATCTGTTCTAACATTGTGTCCAAGTGTTTCAGCACCAGGGGCTTCTGTTAAACTATCTGCCCATTCACTTAATTCACCGACTTCTTTCATCTCTGCTACTTTCTTTTGTAGCTTATTCAATATTGGCATTACACTTTCAATACGTGGATCTAATGTCTCTTGTACAAATAACTCATTTAAGTTGTTTTCTTCAACTTCGTCTTCCATCAATGACGGTGTCCAGCTTTCAAAGTAAGTATTGTAACCACGATGACCAGTCATTCTACTTAATGTTTCACGTAGACCTTGATAGTGATTGATACCTTCATTTACTAAACGTTGTGCAGATTCATTGAATTGACCATTACGTGTGGCACGAACAAATGCACCCATCTTTTGATATTCTTCTACCAAACTAGTAACGTGATTCCAACGTTCACCGTGTGGCTTATCACCTTCAGCAATCAATCGACCATATACTCTAGCGACACCTGGCTTAATAGTTGGAGCTAAGAATCTTTCACCTTCACTATTCTCTAAAAAGATTTTAGCAATATTACGATAACGTTGCTCACCTTCTTCAATTTGGCGAGTGTGCTGTATTACAATCTTTACATTTGGCACAGCGTCATTGTAGCTTGCCTTTTTACCCATTGGGTAGTAACCTTCAGATATTCTTTCTTGCTTTTTCATATATTCCCTTTTTGCCATATCGTGTTTCAAATGGTCAACATTTTTTAACTCAAAACTCAATTGATATTTCTGTGCAAAACGTTTCAATTGATTTAATACTTTATACCAAGATTCATCTTCCCCGTGAGTTTCTTCTTTTTCACTGTCAGCTACTTCATCACTAAAGTATATGCATAACTTGTGCATTCCGTCAATAGAGATAGTTACTTTACCGTAATCTTCTCCGTCTTTGATGAAGTTGAATTGGAATACTTCTGCTTCTTCCGGGGTAGGAATTTCCTTACCTGAGGTGTCAAGCATAGTAGGATCGAATCCTTTACTTTGTAAAAGTTCGAATAACGAGCGGTTTAATGATTCTGAATTTTTTGGCATAATGTATTTATCTAACTTTAACCCATAACAGCATAGAAGGGCAATGGCATTATAACTTCATTGTGGTCTCTGATTTGGTTCTCTAAATCATAATGAAAGTCACTTAATTGCTGTAGCATACGTGTAACTAATAAGCTAGCCATAATCAAGTCATCGGTATCACCTATTTTAGCGGCATAACTACCACCGTGTGCTACAAACGCTTTTAATTCACTGATAAGACTACGACTATTTACAGTCATTTTCTTGCTCTCAACTAATGTTTTGAACTTAGCGCAACTTGCTAGTTTGCTTTTGTTAGTTGTATTGAATCCCCTACGACCTTTACCTACTTCGCTGATAAAGATACCTGGAATGTTTGATTCACCATATTCGTTTAATGATACGATAGCGGCTTCTCCGATTCCATTACATTCAATACTGTAATAGATGTTGTTGGGTTCATTGGTGCACTCAGCTATATGTTTGTTAATTTGTGCTAATAATTTAATCTGACTAGGAATATCTGTTTTATTATGTTTCCATTCACCTACTTGAGTAGTAGTATTTGCTTCAAAGATTTGAATAGCTGACGGGTCACCACCTGTACCAAGACTTGGATCTAATCCTACACAATAAATATTGCCTTTTGTAGGTTTCTTATACCAACGAACTTGTCCTATGCGACTGACAGGCTCAATGCCTTCCATTGCTATCAATGTGTTTGGATTGATTAATGTTTCATCAGCAATAATGAACTCACAACCAATCTCTCGGTTGAAACGATCCTCACCAAGCTGTGACTTCATTTCGGCAGCCCACTTATCATCTCTGCCTGGCTGTTCACTCCAATGCGCTCTGTACGCTCTGAATCCGTTAACTCCTACTTCAGTAGTGTTACCAAAATCATCTTCAGTTTTGTTGGCACCTTTCCAAATATAAGCAAATTGATCCTCATCACTATTTGGAGTACTTGTGATAATAGCTTTACCACCGGTAGATAGTGTTGGTGTAATTGCTGTCCAAAATTCTTTAGCAATGCTTGGTCGAACGAATGCAAACTCATCTAAGTATAGTAATGTAATAGACATACCACGACCTGTATTTTCAGTAGTTGTTGCACTAACAATACGAGATCCATTTTCAAAGTCTAATGACCCTTTGTTGTATGTTGTTACACCTGCTTTAATGTGATCGGGACAATTTTCATATGCATAACGAATACGTTGCATAATCTCCTGAGCACCTGTATACTTGTGTGCCGCAACTAATATAGTACTATCAGGAACAAACATTGCATACCAAAGTAAATATCCTGCGGCTGAAGTTGATTTACCTGATTGTCGTGGCATCAAGCTGATACTATAACGATAGTTGTGATATGTTTCAATCAATCGTTTTTGATAGGGCCAAGGATGATACACCATACTCCCTTTAGTAGGGTGCTGTATCATAAAGAAGTTATCCATAAAGTATAGATAACCTGTATCTGGATCACAACATTTAATAAAATCCTGTAGTTCTTTATCAGTTTTAAAAACTGTTTTAGTATAAGGATTTTTTACTAGTGAAGGTGAGTTACTCATAACAAGTATTTATATCCAGAAAAAAACGGCAGAGCCGTTTTTCTTATTTGATATCTAACGGTCTTTGTTTAGTGACCATAATACAGTAGAACTTCTCTCTAGCTGTGTAATCTTCACCCTGTTCATTCTTACCCTGAATGTCAAACTCTAAGTTATTGAATACATTAATATCAAATCCACAACGTGTGATTAATGCCGCTAATTGATTTTGACCTAGAATACTATAATGATTTAGATTCCATTCGTGTTTACGGTCACAGTCTGGAGCAGGAACTTCAATGTAAAGTTTGCCTCCTTGCTTCAATAGACGATTGTATTCCATCAAACTAAAGATAGGGTATGGACTGTGTTCTAGGGCGTGGCGTAAGAAAATGAAGTCAACACTCTCATCGTAGTATCCGTCTTTTTGCGGGATAAAACTCAAATCATATTTTGCAATTGTATGACCTTTACTTTCACACAGTGCAATGTCCCCTGGGCTTAATGTAACTCCAGTCACATTAGTATAACCACGTTCTTTCATTCCATCTAAGAAATAACCCGGACCGCATCCTAAATCTAAGATTTTAGCATTTTTAGGTAAATTGAGTGGATCAACATATTTTGTAATCATCTCTTTAGTGAGATTTTCGTGCATTTGACTATTTCCCTCATCATAAATGTGGGCAGTATATAGCCATTCGTTGTAAAATTTTAACTTGATTAAGTCTAGTGTGTTGTTGATATCAATCATTGAGAATCCTATAAATTATACACTTACTTATTCTCAATACTGATGGTGAAATTATTTTTTATAGCCCTTAAAGGGTTTGACTGTGCTTTGGGTGTTTGTACTATCTAACTCTTTACTTTTTAAATCACCCTTATTTAAATCGTGGAAATCAGATCCGGCTGCTTTGTATGCCATCATTAACATATCTTGTTCTACTTGTGTATAAGGTACTGCAATGTTGTATCTTCCGGCCCAACTTTCACCGTCCATGTCTGGTACAAAAGTACCATCCGTAGAGGCTGCTGCCATCATAATTCTGTTCAACTCATATATACGGTCGGCAGCATTTTCATCACGGAACTTGTGTAAGCCCTTAGTTGAAACTTGTTTTCTATTTCCTATTTTACCAATCTTGGCTTCAGATATAAATTCATTTGCTCTCATCTTCTCTTGTATCCCTTAAAGCCTTTTAAAGGGCTAGTTATACCAGTGTCAGATGTTTCTTCACTATCTTTACTTGTAACTAATACTTTACTACCCTTAAGACCCATTTCACCTAAAGCAAAATCAATATCATCGGCTACACCTGGATTCATGTAACCAGAAACTAATTGATTTTCTCCCCAAACAGAATCCTTATCCATTCTAGGTATATCACCATTACGTGCGGCCTTTGCACCTGCCAATGCTACAGCAAACCTATATTGCAAATATGCATTTTGATTTTGTAATTCTGGTATAACCCAAGTAGAGGGCATAGGTTTAGTAATCCTGTCAGGCAAATTACTTTGCTCAGTTATAAATTCTTTTGCTCTCATTTAATTTTCGGTTGTTATGATATCATTATTTTCTGTACCCATGACAGAATTAGCATATCCATTAAGAGCAATATCAACACCCGGGACAGGATCACCGAGAAATGTTACTTGTGATGCGATAAAGTGTAATATATATGCATTGGCAATTGGGTTAGCTAAAATTCTAACATTCCCACTACTTACATCCATATTGTATCTAGTCAATGCGTTACCCGCAAATGTCATAGCATAACCAGTGAATTTTACTGCGTCATTATTATTTGTAAGCTGTGCTGAAATAGTAATATCTTGACTATCGGGTGTTCCTGGATCACTAGAACGAATTTGGAACATGCCTTGCGTAAATCTATTTGCAGGGTATTCATAGATAACTTGGCCCTGAGTTACTCCGCTTGTATAAGTATTGCTAGTGTTTACTGTAGTAAAGAATAGATTACTAAAGTTATTATTAATTTTTCCAAATGCTACACGTAATGGATCACCTAAACCATCGTTGGGAGTTGCACCAATATTGATATACTCTTGTGCTCCGTATGGGCCGTCAGTTGTTGAGAATGTGAATAACTGTGGCTCTACTACCTCCAATGTTGTAATAGCTGACGCATTTACAATTTCCGGAGTAATTTGAGGTAAACTACTTACGTTGATAACTTTTTGTGTCATTATAATTCCTAGACTATAATGTATTTATCAGTTTCCAAACATACCTTTGGGTTGCTGGATGATAACTTGACGTTTACTACGTTGGATTTCTTGTAGTGCTTTGATAGCTTGTATCTTCACTTCGTTGTCTGAACTCTTAACCATCTCAGTTAAGGCTGCTATACGTGCGGCTTCTGCTACAGTAGCATCTCTACTTAATGACTTCTGTGCTTCTACATAGACTGGATAGTTGTCTACTGTTGCACAACCTGTCAATAAACATAATGCTAATAATATGCTACTATTTTGCAATGTTATCATAGATTTTCTTTTGTGCATTGTACCAATCTTGCCATCCATCTACTTTTGCACTGCATTCCCAATACAATGAATAGTTATGAACAACTACCTTCATCATTTCAGTAATAGCTACTTTGTCACCCTCAATCTTTTTGAGGTCTTCACATTTCTTCATTAATTCAGGAGTAGCGTTAGGAAACTTTTGAACTACAGGAACTGTCGTAGAACAGCCGGCTAATAATAGAGCAATTAAGAGATATCTCATTTTGTTGCTCCTTTGTTCAATTCAGCGGCTTGATTATGTAAGTCTATGAATTCTTTAGGGACAGGGCAGTTTTCAATGTACTTGATAACTTCTTCTTTTTTGACTACTTCTTTATCAATATACTTGATAATGTCTTTACCCTTTTCACGGATAATCTTGGTCTTTTCAACAATCTTTTCTTGTATTTCTATATTAGTATTAGCTGATTTTGCTTCGGCTTGTGCGACTTTAGCTTCCATTTCTTTGACTCTAAGTTCCCACTCTTTGTAGTCGGCTAAGCCGCCCTCAAGATAGACACCCAAGACTAGCACAAGTAAACTAATGACTTGTATTGCTAGTTTATAAGTTTTGACAAAAGGAATGAATCCTAGGACGAATCCTGCTATTGTGCCCAAAATACCCAATCCAAAGATTGTATGTATTGCGGCTTCGGGTAGTATTGATAATATCCACATACACTTATTTATACGAATAAATAATATAACAATGAAAAAACTGATAAAAATAGAATCTGTAAAAACTACTCCTTTTAAAAAAATTGATTGGAAATTAGGTAATGTGTGTAACTATGATTGTGCATACTGCTACCCACTAGAAAAAAACGGTAGTTTACCGTTCGTTGATATAGCTACAAATAAGGCAGTTGTAGACAAATTATGTGATATGTATTCCGGAGAAAAAATACTGTTCAATTTTACCGGTGGAGAGCCTACTCTATATCCAGAATTATACGAACTGTTATCTTACATAAAGAAGAAAAATTCTGAGCATTTTATAAGACTCATAACTAATGGTAGTAGAACGTTAAGATGGTGGAATGAGTTTTTAGAAGATCCAGTAGTAGATAATATATTATATACTTTTCATTATAGTCAGGTCAAAGATGTTGACAAATTTATTGAAGTAACAAACGCTATTCAACACAAAGAGATAGAAGGATTGATATTTTTTACAAGCACCGATGTTGACTTTGATTCAATACAAGAAAAATTTGAGTATATATCTGACAGAGTAGGGATAGAATGTCATTTGAAGAAAATACACGGACCTATTTTGAACAAATATAGTTCTTCACAAGAACAAATATTACAAACTACCCGTGTTAAACATGGAAAATTAGCTAGTACAAAAAAGAAACATAATAAAGAGTTCAAACATCACGGTAAACTATATTACAATGATGGGACTGACGAACTTATAAAAGACCCTCAACTTATTTTTATCAATAATCAAAACAAATTTTTAGGTTGGGAATGCTCTATAGGTATAGACAGACTGGTAATATTAGTTGATACCGTATATCGAGGAGTGTGTAAAGTTGGTGGACCAATAGCATCTATTTTAGATGATTTTACTCCATCAACTAAACCAGTATTGTGTAACATAAAAACTTGTACTTGTGGTGGAGAATTTTTTGAAACAAAAAACCAACGTATCGTAATTAATTATTAAAGGAACAGTATCAATTTTTATATTTCTTAGTATATAAATTACCAGAACAATAACAAGATTCATATGGGCATTTTACATATTCATCAATAAATGATACCTCATCTATATCTAAATCAGCGACTATGCCGGATATCTTGCAATCCATTTGTCCTCGTCTACACAAATTATTTTCCACGGTCAATACATCATTATTAACATTACACATCCAATTTAAAAAATGATTTTGATTTTGTTTAATTAATTCTTGTGCTCCACTAAACACTTCAACCGTATCATTATCGTATGTGATAGCAATTTTATTTTCATATTGATTTTCTAATGGTATATCTGATTGGGTTTTATTTAATTTTTTGCCAAAATATGATTTTTTGATATATTCTATCTGTGAGTCTGTCAGGTTTAACTTTATATCGTAATGATCAGGGGAATTCATATGCTTGATTTCAATTTTACTGGCTGTATTTTCTAGTAAAAAACCGAGTGATTCCATTACCAAATCCATAGTAGTATGTGTATTTGTATGTGTTATAAAACAATTAGTTTTTGTAGGTTCATCGTGGAATAGATTTAAAACTTCTGCTACGTGTTTATAATTGGTTGTTTGTTCGGGATGATATGTAATATACAATGAATCTAAAATTTTTGAATCTTTGCATTCTTTCCACCATCTCAATGTTCTGCTCCCATTAGTGATTAAACATACATAAGCCCCTTTAGCTTTTAAGTAAGACATTAATTCAATAAACTCAGGGAATAATGTGGGTTCACCACCTGTCAATATAAACCAAGGATTAGGACCAGTTGCATTAAGTAATTTGTCTACATACATTTTATAGGTATCTAGCGATTTCCATCTTCTATCTCCTATCTTGTGTTCGGGTCCACAAAAAGAACAATTATAATTACAAACATTATGTAAAGACCATTCAATAGTTTTATGAAGTGTGGGTCTTACTTTTTCTGATGCTATGGGAATTATATTCATAAGTTATTTATAAAACTCATAAACTTTATCAATTACATAATCAACTTCTGCATCGGTCAATTCAGGATACATAGGTAAACTCAATACTCCCCGACTTAGCATTACACTGGTACTCAATAAATCCGGCTTCGTTAAATTCTTTCCTGTAGGTAAATCACCCAATACATACTCATAATGAACTTTACTATCTATTCCGTGTTCTTTTAGATGTGATTGTAATCTGTTTCTATCATCTAAGTATACTACAAACTTCTGATGTGCGTGAGGATCTTTAGTATCTGACAAGCACCTTAGGGGTAGTTCACTAAATTTATCACACCAGTACTTTGCTATATCACCTCTACGCTTTTGCCACTCATCAATATACTTTGCACGAACCATAATCTGAGCACAATCTTGTTCACTCATCTTGCTATTAGTCCCTACATCGTGGAATGCAGGCTTGTTATTATCTCTATGTGTTGCGGCAAACAAATATAATTGTTCGTCATTAGTAACAATAGCACCACCGTTGCCTGAGCTTGGTAAGTTCTTTGTAGGGTCAAAACTAATAGACATTCCACTACCCACATCGCCATCACATACTAACCAGTGTTGTGCTCCATCTACAATCACTGCATTTGCACTAGCATATCCTGCAATAGGCCATGGCTTGCGACCACCATAACCCATCACACACGTGTATCCCTTTAGACTATTCTCTACATCAATGATACCGTTCTTATCTGTATCAACTAAATCTACATCCCATCCTGCAGTCAGTAATGAGTTTAGTGTTGCTGGATAAGTTAAATTAGGAATACGAATCTTAGGAGTATTTTTAAATGTGTCTAAGTGTTTCTTTTTCTTATATCTTGCAATAATCTCTAATGCTTGTGTACCTGAATGAACTGTTACAGCATACTTTGTTTTAGTACGATGTTTAAGCCATTCTTCAAACGAGCGGGTATAATGACCACCCACAAGTTGTCCATCTTTAAGGGCCCGGTGAGTTGCATCAAGCAACTCTTCACCGATGTTCTTATACTGTCTTGCTAGACCAAAATGGGGAATTACTAAGCCACTCATAATATTTTTCAAAGCCTTCTTCTACATCTACTTTAGGATCATATCCAAAGTCTCTACGAGCGGCATCAATGTTCAATGCACCACGACTTGGGAAGTCAGCATCTTTGTCTTTAACTATTAATGTTCCACCACCGGCTAACTTCAATGCTAGTTGTGCGGCTTCTAACAATGTGCGGCTATGACTCTTAGTGATGTTATATGTTTTGTTATTTGTATTAGAACTTAATGCGGCTGCAACAATACCATCTGCGGCATCGTCAACATAAGTAAAGTCTAATGTTTCATTTGCCCCATTCACATTTAACGTTCCACCACGCATAGCAGTTAACATAAACTTAGCAATAACACGATCCTCAACATCTAATGGGCCATATACAGCACTAGGACGAATGATAGTATGAGTGAAACAATTACGACGGCTATAGTCTTTAACGATATGCTCACCTGCTAGTTTCATAATACCATACTGTCCTTGTGGCTTACAGTTATAATCTTCTGTTACATCATCAGTGAAGTCTCCGTACACCATTGAACTACTGATATAAACAAATTTCTTTATTTTATGTTTCTTACTAACTTCACATAAATTCAATAGACCTTCCATCATTGTTTTTGCTCCCATAGTTGGATTAGCATTAACAACTTTTTGTCTTGGGAAGCTAGCCATATGAATTACTATATCAAAGTTGTATCTACCAAATAACCAATCGATACTTTCACTAGAAATGTCAATAGCGTGAATACTGCCGGGTTGAATTTTCTTCAACCTTTCTGTCATTAGATAGTCAATTTCATCTTGTGGAATAATACCATAGTTAGTTCGTATATCGGTAATAGCAACACGGTGCCCCATACGTTGTAATCTATCTACTACGTTATGTCCAATAAGTCCTAATCCGCCTGTAAC